TTTTTTGGCTTTGACGAGCGTTGTGTAATAACCGTCCGCTACTGCTAATTCATTATCTTTAATTGCAGCTTTCACATATTGGGCCGTCTCGCCTTCAAGAAGTTTTCCTTTCTTTTCCTCTTCCCAAGTTGGGCAGTCAGCCACGACCATAAATCGCATCTTTTTACCCAAACGAATATCTGGATGAACCTGTCCAGCAAGGTCGCAACCGTTACATTGCTTGCAATCGCGCATATGCTCGACCAACGAAGCTCGCAGGAATGGCTCTGAGGTATCTGTGTATCTATCTGCTTTTACAGAATCAATAATTAATCCTGGTAATAGCCTCATTTGATCCTTTCGTCGTGAGAGGTCTTTCGCTGAAGGCTCACTAGGTTCAATGCTTGCAAACGCCCCAATTGGACCACTTAACGCACGTAACATTGGCAACATTAAATGTTGCGTAATTTCTTCATCAGAAGCTTTTTCCTTTACAAGTTTTTGGTATTTATCGTCAATCAATTCATCAATGAAAAATTGGCTCGCATTTTTCATATTGATATTTGAACCGCGATATTTTTCAGCCATGCAACGTTCTACACGCGCTTCTTCTAACAATGAAGTTAAAGTCTTTACCTCTTCAGATCCTTTTAGCTTGAGAGAAAAATCGGTAAAAAGATACTTCGCTACCTCTTGATCAAGAAAACCTTGAACCGCATCAATCAGCGAATCTGGTGAATTGTCCGGAAGATATGGAAGGTTAATTCGCACAGGTTTGCCTGTCTTTGGATCCTTATGCACACCTGCCTCAATGCCTTCTTGTGTTACTGCAATATCAGAGTTAGTCAGTGCTTGGGTAACGACAACAATTGCTTGTCTTAAAATATGTATGCGCTCATTCATTGAAAAATCTCAATCTGAAAAAGTCATTATTGGATGTCTATATACAGACCTGACAGTATATTAACAAGTGCTTACTAATATTAAAAAGCATTATAAAAATATTTATTGAAAAATAAAGAGTGAAATTGGGGAGATTTTGAGTTTTAATAGAGGGTTTATTTTGACCGTGGCCAGCATCAAACCTTGGACACTAACCACAGAGAAGGGTCAAGTGAGGGATTTTTAATTATTTAGGTAGACTCATAAGACTATATAGCTAAGTTTAATAAACAAATTTTCGCCAAGTGCATTGTTAATCACAAGGAAATCACCGCATTCCTCATTTTTTCCTTTAATTACATTAATTTGATTTCCCTCAAAGATCAGTTCAGAACCCTGCTCTGCCAAGAAATCTGCTACGGTTTCAGGCGTAATAACTTCAACACTTTTCGACATTTTTTACTCCTATACTCTAACTATCATACTTTTTTGACAAATAATTGGCTTGAATGAGGCTTATACTTCCTCTTGGTATCAGTCGATACGTTGTCATTATAGTATGATTGTCTGCATCAGCTAACAAATTGCCTGTACTTAAAATGAGCATCTACTCACCTATAGTCTGACCATTAGTTTAACCCAAAAATAAGAAAATATTAATCAATGCTTACTTACTAAATTTTTCCGTTAATTGTGACCGATGTCATGTTATCCAATCCTATACAAATCTGTACTTTTCTTGAACTTGGGTAAATCAGCACTTACTGATATACTTTACCTAAACCGCAAATATTTTAAGTCTATAATGTTGTATCGAGGATACATTCCGACATTATGACTTTATATCTATTAAGAATATTCTAAGGAAAACGTTACTATGAAATCAGCAGCTACTAACACCAAACGCAAACTAACTGTCGCCCAATATCTCGACGCTCAACTAAATGCATCGGATCTGAATCAGTCGCAATTGGCAGAGATTATGGGTATCAATCAAAACATGGTTAGCTTCATTGTTCGTGGTAAAAGCAAATTGCCTCTTGAACGTGTGCGCGCTATGGCTGAAGCTTTAAAAATCGATGCTAAAGACCTCTTCATGCGCTGCCTAGAGGAATACATGCCTCATCTGCTTGAAGAAATGGAAGCCATGATTGAGCAACCTCTTATTACTGATGCAGAATCGAATTTAATTAAACAAATTCGCGAAGCAAATGATGGCCATAATTTTGAGTTTTTCACTAACCCTAGACAGAAAGAAGCTTTTGATGCTTTCCTAGAAACACTTAAAGTCAACTAATCTGTTTTTATTCTTACTGCCCGATCAAGTTCGGGCTTTTTGCTATTCATACCCTTTAAATTACTGTTTTTAAATTTTTCTTTCATAGCTCCTCCTAAACTTGAAAACGTTACAAAATCAAGATTGGTATAGATTACCAATTTAAATCAAACTTTGAAATACCACTCTTAATAGAAAAGTACGTATACGACAGGATATGACGCCCTGCCTTTTTGCACCCCCAAAAAATATAATAAAATGTATCTTTTATTACATTTTTTATTTTTCGACATGTGGTAGACTGTTTTTATATCCTTTCCGTTTTTGGAAAAATGTAATAAAAAATTATTTGGTCGATTTATGGCAAGAACAACAACTGGAAAAGCCCCATATGTGTCAGAAGATGATCTTGAGATTACTTTAGCCACTCAAACGGGCGTAAATGCATTACGGAACAAATGTGTTTTGTATTTCTCACACTTCCTTGGGCTTCGCGCTAAAGAATTATCAATGTTAAAGGTCGGCGATGTTTACGACGTGAAGAAGGGCAAGCTGAAGGATATTATTCGATTGCTCGGTAATATTACTAAAGGCAACCGCTACCGTGAGGTATTCCTAGTCAATCCAATCGCTAGATCACTGGTAGAAGAATACATAACAAAAGAAAGACCAAAGGATCCCGACGCACCTTTATTTTTATCGCAGAAGGGCGGTCCATTCTCACCAAATAGCATGGTGACCATGATTAATAACTGTTATAAGAAGGCTGGTATTCAAGCAACCAGCCATTCCGGTCGACGTTCCTTTGCCACAAGGCTAATAAGAAAGGGCGGTGATATTTATTCAATTCAACAATTGATGGGGCATAGCTCAATCCTGACCACGCAAAAATATTTTGCATCGGATCCGGAATTGCTCCGCCAAGTTGCTGAAAAGTTAAATTAAAATTTCAAAAATCTAGTTTTGTGCAGCAGGCTTTGGATTTCAAAGTCTGCATATAGATAGGTTGCAGTCTCACCATTATCTAGGTAGTCATCCATTCGCTGCTCAAAATCTTTTTGGTTATAGAATTTTAATTCATTAATATCAAAGTGGTTTTTATCAAATTCAACGGCAACGGCTTCGTTTTCATTCATGAGCTCCAGAACCTTATTGGCACCTTGAATGCCGCCAAGCATATCAATTTCACTCTTTGCTAATTTAAATTCCTGATCATCCAACTCATCAGCAATCTTGTTTGCTTCTTCTAATGTTTTGGCACTCGTTGCATCAAAGAACACAACTTCACCATTTGCATTCTGAATCCAAGTACCTATTTCAAAAGTTCCATCTTCTAATTGTCTGATTTGATTCTGCATTTTAAGCCTATGAATTTATATGTAAGCAATTAGAACTATTAAACATTTTGTTTTAGTTAAATACAATCTAATTTTTAAATTAATAATCTATATAGATTTCTATATAGATTTCTACATAGCAATGAATACAAGTTTATACATTGTTATCTAGCGCATTTACTATTACACTACGATTTTCGCCAACGTTTATGTTGAGGATTTAATGAAATTATTGATCGCCAATTCAAAAGGTGGCGTCGGCAAAACAACTACGGCTACCAATTTGGCTGCATGGATTGCCAATAATGAAAAACAAGACGTAGCTCTTGTCGACCTTGACGCCAATAAAAATTCGGTTAAATGGGGTATTTATCGTCAAGCCCAAACTTTCATAGAAAAGACCGGCTCAATCAAAACTTATCATTTGTTTGGTCAACCAGAAATTGACAAAGTCATTCCAAAAATTGAAAGTGAAACACCTAACGTAATTCTCGATTGCGGTGGTTATGACTCTTCTGGCTTCCGTGAAGCGCTGCTTTGTTCCGATGCCATTCTTATTCCAACTCGCCCTAACCAAGCTGACGTAGAATCAACTGGGGAAATTTTGGAATTAATTGAAGAAGCAAATAATATCCGTGTAAATGAAAGGGACCTCGATCCACTTCATGTCTACATCTATATCACTCAAGTCCCGACAAATGCACGTATCACAGCTTTAGACGATGCGCGTAATGCGTTTAAAGAAGTTGAAGATTTTGCAAAAGTTCTCGATTCCGTAAATTACGACCGTATTGCATATTCAAGAGCTTATGGCATGGGTCTGGGTGTTATTGAGTTAAATATTGGTGCCTCTAAGGCAGCAGAAGAAGTAAATGCATTGGCTGAGGAGTTGTTCAAATGAGTGGACGTGGTGGATTATCATTAGGCAAAGCTGCAAAAGTACAAGCTGAAAATTCAAATGCATCCGATTTTACAAAGAGTGCTCCAGTACAAACTGCCACAGCAACGCCAGAAGCTAATGAAAAACCTGTAGACCTTGATAAGCTTGATGAACTATCAGGATTAAGCAAACCTAAAGAGAAAAAGGACCGTGAAGCGCCTTGGCGTCAGGGCATTAATATTGCTCCTGAAGACTTGAAATTAATTCAACGTCCTTTTAACAACAATATTAGCCAAGAAATGTACCTTCGTTTGAACTGGCTTAAATCTATCAGCTCCATTGGCATGGGTTCTAACAAGACCACTTTTACAACCATGCTCAATGAAGCTTTAGAAGAATATACGGCTCGTCGAATCAAAAAACTCGGCGACAATTATGACGTCTGACCAAGAAATTCAAACCATTCGTCATAAATAATATTCTCGTATTTTAGGGCAAGCAGTTTGAAGTCAAAACCAAAGGCTTCAAACACAGCTTGCTCTAAATTTTTGAGCTTTTCATGCTCCTTTTCCTCATTTGATTCCCAAAATAAATAGTTTGTTTTGATACTCACAGGGCAATTTTTAATAATTTCTCTCGCTAGTTTTGAGTTTCTAGCTGCCACATTGGCTTGTCTAACTTCCAAGTTTGTCACTTCATCAAGGCTTAATCCTGATTCTAATGAGAACAACACAGCCTTTCTTTCAACTTCCTTCAGCTTCAATAAACCAGCAATTAGGTTGCTCACCGTAATGGAATGATCTTTTTTTAATTTAAATCGAGCAATTTTTACCGAGTTGATTTGGCGGTTATAAATAGCGTCGTTGATCTGACTAACCGCGTATTCAATTTCCTTATCAATTTGACTTTCTTCATTTTTAAACTTGAATTTAGCAATTACGGCGTTTAATTGATAATTTGTAATTCTTTCAATGTGAGTGGTCCATAATTTCGTAGTTGCCAAATCGCTATTTTTAAGTGCAGGCAAAACACCAGGAACAGATTTTAGTAGCATAAAAAAACTCCGAAATTATTGAAATTATCGGAGCATTCTATTTTAGGAAATTTTAATTGTTCATCAAAATGCTTAGGCTATTTTATCTAAATGTCCTGCACGGCGCACATGATCTAAAATCGGCTCTAAGGCATCTTCAATCGTTTCATCATTCTGGATCAACATATCGTACTGGTTGATTTCGTTTATCCAATGAGATTCGACCTGAATCATGACTTCTAAACGTTCCGCAAGTTTCTGATCTGCTCGAACAATTAAACGTTGTAGACGGCTTTTAATATCAGCGTCGACAAAAACCCCAAGATATTTAATTTCATTTGCTTTCAGATAACGCTTAATCTTCTTATATCCATTTGGGTCGACAATAATTATGGCATTTCGATCATCTGGCAAGGTTTTGAAATTATCAATCGTTACGCCATATTCATAATTACCATGTTTATTTGTCTCAAGGAACTGATCAGCCTTTTTCAGTGCATCAAACTCTGTTTGAGTAATAAAGTGGTAGTGCAAACCATCAACCTCACCTTCCCGTTTCGGCCGTGATGTTGTGGTAACAATACGATTAAACCCATATTTCTCGGTCAGCGCGTCAGCAATGGTTGTTTTGCCGCTGCACGTTGTTCCAGATAACAATACAAACATCGTCATACCTCATAAGAAGAGGCGGTAGAACCGCCCCAATTAATCCCGATCAATACACTTCCAACCTTGGAAACTTCCGCTTGAATAAGGGATGCAATCTGTAAATGCATAGTAATCATATTGGAAACCAATCTTACGCGATTTCTTCTGTGTAGATGAAGAAGAAACAGGCATCGGTTTAGCAGGCGTTGTAACAGGCTTCACAGAACGAATCGTACTAGGTTTTGTCACAGTCTTAACTGGACTAGAACGAAAACTTGTAGTGGTCGGAGCGCGTGTGGACGAGCTGCTGTAAGACCGCGCAAAAGATGTCGAAGGACGAGCTGAGGATACAGACGCTGCTCTCGCTACCACCGCTGCATTCGCTTTAGCTCCGCCAATGCAAAAATACCCGATAACTGTAAGAATAATGGCAAATCCAATAGTTGCGATAATTTCCCATTGTTCAGTAGAAGGACGTAAAGCTTTTTGACGATGTAGTTTTTTAGCTTTAGATAACATCAATATATACTCCATATTTATGCTGTCGCTGTATTGTCAATCACCACCGCTTCACTTTCTGCCAGCTTCTTGGCAGCTTCGATAGCGTTTTTGAATTGCTCTTCAATACGTTTTAAATCATCAGCTTCCGTTTTATCGATTCGATAGCAGTCCTCAACCATACGTGGCAAATACAACGAGTAATTCTGGTTACTGTTGGATGGGCGCATAATGGCATTTGAACGTACAGTGATAATTCGACCAATCCAGTCACTAGGGTTTGCATCAACTTCGCCACGCATTTTTTCATTCTTAATGGCGACATCCACAATGACTTGACCACATGCAGATTTACAATGCAAAGCTCCTGCTCGCCCTTGGTTCTTTGAACCCACCTTACCCGGATTAATGCTCACAACCTCCAGCTCACAATCCGCATCAAGTTTTAATTTAACTTGGTGTTTACTTGTACCGTCTCTCCAGTGACCTTCTGGATGCTTGATTACCAGTCCCTCTTTGCCCTGCATAAGTACATTAAAAAAGTGATCGTAAGTCTCGCCCAATGAGTGAACAACATGCGTATCAATAAGCCGCACATACTTAGGCTTAAACTTGGCCAGCATCGATTTAATCAGTGCAATACGACGTTTATATGCTGCTTCAAATTTTCCTTTTGACTTAACAGAACTAAGTGGAATGAAGTCCCAAATCATATAGATCGGTTTTTCATTTTCAGCGAATGAGCCACCCTTAGTGACCGAATTCAAGATGCCATTTCCAACCTTGCGTGGCAGGACGACACCATCACGCTCGACAAGTAGTTCGCCATGATATTGGACATCTTTGATCAGCATATCCATTTCCGCAGTAAGGTCGGAAAAATGCTCCATAGGTAACGGCGTGCCCTGACGTGAGGACAAGAAGAACTTATCTTCTAAATTGGTCCCGTTGGCAAACATGCCATCAGCTTTTTCTTGCAAATAAATGCCATCTTTCCACGGCCATGCCTTCAGCTTTACTTCACTAGGCAATGAACAGCGTTGGTATGGAAATACAGGAATCAAATCAGGCACGACTTTGTTGATCGTTGCATCACTAAAACCTGCACGTAAATCTTTTCTTAAAATTCGAATTAGAAGCTCGCCTGACTTCTCTGATAATTGAGCCAGTTGGCTACGCAGCGCTTCGCGCGCTGCATTGCCTGTTAGTTCACGGTTATTAAGCTTAGATAGGAACTCAAGGGTATCAACCTCATCAAACATTAATTCCACTGTTCCTGCATCTTCTGCTTTTGGCAAAATTCCAAAGACAATAAACGGGTCATATGCCAAACGCAGAACTTCTCTGAACAACCCCTTTTCTGCTTCAAAATCCATGAGTAAAGCTAGTTTTTCATTTTTTGAGCTTTCAGATGCAATTTGGTTTAAAGCCTCTAGTAACTGATCGCTATTCATTGCTACACCTTATTACTGCTTTGCAAATGAAGGAATAAATGAATCTTTAAATGGGGAATCGCCTTCTTTGGATTTCAGCATTTCGCTTTTAGCGTTTTTAATCACTTCTCTAACATGGGCTTGATGAGCTTTAAATACTTCTTCGCCGAAATGCTCTTTTGCAGCTTGCAGAAAGACCGCTAGCCAATGATTGGTAAAATCACGAAGCATGTGACCTAGATCAAGCAAATATTCATCTTCTGATTTTTGAGCCAATAATTGTGCATATTCCTGAATTGATTCTGTGCCGGTATTCACGACTAATGCTGCTTGAACCTGTGCAACCACACCCATAATGGCTCTCATGTAAACTTCAAGCTGTTGTGGACCATTAACGTGAGCTTTTACAAACTCTTCGGTTAAATCCTGAATCTTGCGCATGTGATCAGGAAGCAAGGTCATGAAGCGTAATTCCTCGGCATCTACATTCGAGTCTTTTAATGCCTTGATTAAAGCTTCTAATAAATCTTCTGCGTTGCTCATAATTTTTCCTGTGTGTTTGCTTTGAAACGGTTAGCAATTTCTAAAAGCGATAATCCGCTCTCGATACTTGGTACAGTTAAGCTCTCACTCTCGATATATAAGTTAGCGCTTACTTTATTTTCTTGTTGCGATTCTACATGAACATCTTTGGTATTCAAACTATTTTTCTTTAGTTTAGTATTGATTGCATCACTTAATGAATAATTACCCTTTGAATTAACTGGAATTTCTTTTTCTGGTTTTTCACCATTAATATTAGTAAGTTCTAACTTATAATCAAATTTAGAAGAAATAGAAATTCCTTGTTTAGCCAGCCGCTTCCCAACTTGTTTTCGCATTTCTGAACGATCAATGTAATAGAGAGGCTTACCTGCCTCAATTTCACGTTCACGCATTTCGGCAGCTTCACAGTGATGTCTATGGATAGCGACTACACAAACTGCATCCACCTCGCGTTCATTTCCCTCCTGAACATTATGGATGCGCTTTAGGCATGCGGCATAATTAGGACGGTTGCCAGTATGAGGGCAAAAATCGCAGTAATAGGCATTTGTTCCGCTTCTGGATAATTCCAAATCGAGTTCAGGAAGAGTTTTAGTTACCATGATCCTTGTACTCCTTTATAGGCAGCATACTCATCTGTATCAAGAATTAATTCGCTCAGTTCGCTTCTGATAGGTCCAAAATAATTTTGAAAAATTGACTTGATCTCAGCTTCTCGCCCTTTGTCAAAAATATTGGATGCTTCGCGACCGAAAATTGATTGAGCATATTCAATTGGATTAATCGAATCCGAATTGGTAGACAATTCATCAACTAGATTACGTACAGCAGCCTTACTTAAATTCTTTACCCTTTCTGCTACTGTTGAGTAAGAAAGTCCTCCGTATTTTTCAAGAATTTCGACCGTTCGGTGATAACCGCCCTTGTTATCATGGTAATCAACAGCCTTGATCGCCAAGCCTAATACTTCATCTTGAGTATGCTTGTGGACAGCAAAATATTCTGTCAGCTCCAAAACCTTTTCATTCGTTGTGGTCTTTGTCACCATAAACCGACAATGTGGAACCCCAAAAATTACTCTGTTCATTACCATGACCCCAAAACTTCACCATAAAATTCTTGTCGTTGTGCCATGAGCTGAGCCGCTTTACGCTCTTCCTCTTCTTGTTTTCGTTGCCGTTCTTCCTCTGTTTCATATCTGAATGTAAATTTGTACATGTCATCAACTGGAATCCCGAACGTTTGGGACAAGGTTTCTAAATATTGTTCAAAACCCTTTTCGGTAATCGCTGATGCGAAAGGCGCTCTAATGGCATTAATCGGAGAGTCGAGAGTCAAGTAAGTAATAAAATCATGGAAATTATCAAATTCATGCAGGATTTCGCTTTCACGTAAATCGCTATATTCACCTGCTTTACCTTTCGCTTTTAGTGTTTTATTAAATTCGGTATCAAGTGTTTCACCCTTACCTTCTGAATGGTGTTTGACTTGAGCCGTTTGATTTACCGCTGAGCCATAAATTTTGAATAATTGCGTGTTGCGTTTAGCTCCGTCCTGTACAGATAACAAGAACATCGAATAATATTTTGTCCCACTCGTATGCAATGAGTAGGCACTTCTGACCACAATTTTTAAACTCATAGTAAAAGCACCTTGAAAACTTCAACAATATTTTAAAAACAATGATTTGGAATCAAATACGATTCAGACTTTACCCATATACTTAATGCGTAAACTTACTGCGCTAATTGGCGTAATTGGTATCGCTTTTCGATACGCTGTGCGAACGATTTCAGGGTCGACTTCATTGGGGTCACATCCAGCAGGCAACGTGGCCAACCTTGCCTTTATGCCAAAGCTATTTATCTTTAAACATGCATCGATCGCAGACAGAATTGCGGCAGGCTCTCCATCCCACATAATTGTCACGCACTCCAATCCCTCATCTTTGAGCTTTAGTAATTCAGCCATTTGCGATTCATCACCACCTACCGAAAGATGCTTACCAAATGACGCGACAACTCCAACATTGCAAAGGAACTCGTCTTCCTTGAAGGCTTGATATATCGCCATAGCGTCAAAAGCGCCCTCTCCCATGACGATTTCAACGTAACCTAGGGCATTATGGCCGTTATATAGGTAAGTGCCCGTAGACGCGAAACCAGGAGGAAATAGATACTTCTTTTCAGCCTTTCCTGTAATATCCCGACCCTGAAAAGACACAAGCTTGCCTTCAAGGTCCCTGACAGGAATGATGATTCTCATGCTGTAGTTTTGGTATTGCTTTTCACCCGTTGGACCTATGTATGCAAACCAACCCTTTTGACAGAATTTCAGTCCAAATTCACGACACGTATCGAGCGTTATATTTCGATCTTTCAGGTACTTTAGGTTCTGACCCATGATCGGCAAGTCATAGGCTTTTGGAAGCTTTAGATCGCCAATTTTGGTTTGTGTGGGTTCACTTTTGCGCTTTGGCTGCCAGCCCTGCTCCTGAGCAATTGCTTTAACATGCTCGACAATCTCTTTATTGCTTAGGCTATTACCACCTATACCAGCCTTAATAAACTTCCATTTCGAGAATTTGGTTTCGCAATCACCATGAAAGCAGTTACCCAAACCCGTATCCTGATTCAGATAGACTTTCCAGCTTGAGTTACCACATACCGGACATTCCTTAACATTCAACTGGATTCCGTTTTTTCCGCGAGTTACTTTGTATTCAAACCCTTCGCGGTTAAGCCAATACTCCATATCAATGCGGTCTAATATCTCCGCTAAACTTTCTTGATCTCTCATATTGCAAAATCGCATTAGATAAAATTAGCGCTTATTTATACTAGCACAAAGTTATAAATAAGCGCTTACTATAATAATGGGTTAAATTTATTCGACGCTAATCACTTCTTCCAAGAACCTCATCATGGACACATTCTGCTTAATCACCACAGTAACCCCCATCTCTTGGTTACGAGAAGCTGCAAAGTACAATCGAGCCTGACCTTTCGCTCTCTCTTCCTCTGTAATGTTGATGGAGATTGCAACGTCAGCGGTCCTGATTTTGTTAAAGTCCTCAGCTACGTGCTCTGCCTTGGCTACCGTTGACTTAAAGCCCTCACGGTTGGTCTGAGTAGCTGTCAGTAACGCCACATTCTCTTCAAAAGCAATCGCGCGTAAATCAACATAGATAGCTCTTGAGTTCTCTTTTGGGTCATTTGTACGAATATCTGGACGCATCAAATCTGCATAGTCCACAATGATCATATCGAACTTGATTGGCGGTCTTATCGTTCCATCAGGGTTCCGCCCAGGATTCTTATACCTATCAATTAACGCTCTTAGCTGTGACGGAGAAAATGTACCGGAACCAAATTCATGAATAATAAATTTGCCCGCCGTCTTGGCTACCGTCTCGACCGCAGTTGCAACACTTGCAGCCTTCGACGCCAATTCTTTCATGATCACTTTTGAAATAGAGGCATCTAAACGGTCTGCAATAATGTCTTTACCAACTTCTAGCGTTACATATAGAACGTTGTATTTAGCAAAGCTTGCGATACGGCCAAAGTGAATAAGCGCTTGCGTCTTACCTGCTTTTGCACCGCCCATTAATAGAGACAGCTCCTTGCGTCCCCAACCTCTGTGATAGAGCAGATCATCAAGTTCTTTACAGCCAGTAGTAATGCCTGTCGGAGGTACTTTGCCTGTCAGCTTCTCGATACGTGCCAGCTTACGATTCAACGCCTGAGCGAAGAAGTCATAACCAACACCCTCTTCATTCAATCCGACCGCAATAGCTTCCTTGATACGCGCTTCAATCTTGGCGTAATTACCTGCCTCAAGATCAGGAACAGAATTAACAATCGCATTGGATACCGCCTGTTTTCGCGCGAACTCAACAACCTTTTCTTCAACGAAAGCCTTGTCAGTGACATAGATGCCAATTAATTTCTTCCTTGCTTCCACAATTGCCGCTAATGTTTCTCGCTTATAAACTTTAGAAGCAGCTTTATCCTTGATAATTTGGACAACAGAAGCGGGATCAGGAGAACATCCATATTTATTGAAGTGTTGGAGCGCAATATCGACCAGACATGCTTCACCCTGATTTTCGAAAAATTCTGGCTTCAGAATATGGGCGGCTCTTCTAAGAAACTCATCATCACGTAAAGTTAAAGCCGCAATTTTTGATTGAAACTCATCGTCGTAATCAAACTTTTCTTCGGTGAAGCCTTCGAGTTCTTTATCAACGACCTCTTCTTCATGAATTTCGGCCACAGCAGTAGACATATAAGATAATCCTTATAGAAAATAGATGGCTTACGTTTAAGATTTAGATTTCGACTTTCTCTCTAGCTCATCAACTAGGTCTTCAATCCCCTTAGTTGGTGAGAACTCGGAAATTTGGTGTTTAAAAAGAACACGCGCACGATAACGACCGTTTTTATCACCATTCAAATAACAACGAAGCGAGATCGTTTCTGCATCCGCAGCACGGATGTATCCACGTACAACTTCGCCGTCTGTTTTAATGACTACAATTTCCTGTTCTTGCTCTTGCAGCTTACGAACAAACTTCATGTAGCCCATTTCTTCAATTTCGCATTCGTTCGCTGGCAGCCTACGCCCATACGTTTTACGCGGCTGAAATTGAAGTTTTTGCTTTTCTTCCGTATTTAAGTAAATAGACTCCTTTGAAATTGGAGCGCTATTGCCGAACTTGTTTTGTATCGCAAGTTCTTTCTGCCATTCGCTCATTAAAACCTCGAAACATTAGTAATTACTATAAAAACGATATTATCAAATTATAGTAAGCGCTTATTAATATTTTAAGAGAAAAAAGCATTAAATACTGGATTTAATAGCTTGGTTGATGATTGAAATATCAAAAGACTCTAAAGCTTTTTCAATTCGAAGCGCATCATAGCGATAAATGCATGTCCCTAATGCGTAATGCTGCACTTGACGCATCCGCACCTGCTTAACAATAAAATCTTCATAATCAACTTGCATTGGACTGTTATGAAAAAGTGTAGCGGTAAAATATGGACTTTTAGCGATCTGGAGCGAAGCTTCACAATAAGACTCCCACTCATGGAAGACTTCAATTAACAGTTCTTCTTTTTTTAGTTGAGCAGGTCTAGGTGGCAAAGGTCTACCATTCGCAATCACCTTAAAGCATTTATCAAATGCGGTTTTTAAATAGAAGTCATAACGCATTCCCAAAGCATCAACCGCCTGTCTGAGTCGCCAAAATGACAAGGCCTCACGACTGAGTAAGAAATCTCGCTCCTTAATGGGTTTAACGAATTCGGCCGCCTTATGATCAATAGCTTTTCTATAAAAGTTTCGATATTCATTTTTGAAAAGCCGAAAGAAGTAATAAGTGGCTTGCATGGGATGCATCAGCCTATAGTCAAACCACTTGGTTGTCATTAACTGCGTTTCTAGCTTCCGCTCTTTCTTGGGAATGTACTGAATGGTGAGAATTTCGTAATGTTCTAAATCAAGGTCATTGCCATAAAAGTGACCCGCCCAATCTAAATACTTGGGTATTTGTTTTTCAACTTGGGACATCCGATCGTTTCCGAATAATTAATATAAAAACTTAAATATTATAGAAAGTATTATTTAATTATTCGTTAGCACTTCAAAAACCCAAGTTTTCGGAAAAGACCCAAGTACCGGAATGTTTAAGCCGGTCTTTTAGAGTTATAAAGTTCAATTAATGCGTGTTGTAGAGTTACGCCTTTAATCTGGGCATATTCGCGGACGTATTCCTTGGTTACGCCCTCATCCAGCTTTAATAGTGCCTCATACAGTCGTTTTATGCCATTTAATTCAAATTCATCCTTTTCTTCTACTGGCTTTTCAATAGCAGACTTATAAACGCCAGATTCAACGATAAATTCTTTTAATGGGTTCTCTTTGTTAAGGTCCTCTTCGCTGAGATCACTACCCAAAAACTCTTGGGTCGATACTTTTGGAAGCCTAATGTTTTCTAAAGGAGCGCCTGTCTTTTTAGCTGAATCGGAAGAAGGCTTGCTGTCATGGATTTCTTTCGCTTCGCCTTCAATGAAGTTATCGGTTTTTAAACTTACTTCAAAATAAATGCCCGTGATATTACGTCCTGTCTTGATTTTCTTTTCAGTAATAAACAGGTCAGTAAAACTATTAATCTGATCAATTGCCGGCTTCAATACACGTTTATTGAAGTTGGTCATATCCGTACTTTCGGGATTTTTCTTGTCTCTATACTCATGAGGAAGAAGGCCCATCTTGGCACGGAAGTCCTCAAAGTCATAAACAGGAGTTTTTCGTATATCCGAATTTTTCCAACTAGCGACCAACTCATACAGACGGATGCCATATTTACTGGTCACATCGCGTAAATTGTCGATGGCATATTTGGTAAAGGTTCCTTCTAGCTTGGTTACTAGAGGAATCACATCAGGAGCTAGGGTGATCGTTAATAATGCATCATCCTTAACGTATGAAACTCGTGATACCCAACGTGACCGAACCACCTCAATCTTGCCATTTCGCATTGTGGTGTAAGAAAAACGTCTTTCAAATAAGGTATCTTCGGCTTCCTTCAGTGTTTTATATGCCGCGCTCACTGTTGTATTAAATTTTTGGGCATATAAGGAAGCCGGAATCTCGATAATCGTTTCGGCAGTCAGATCTGCATTCTTGTTTCTGGAAACTAAAATGGCGAGTAGAATTATTCTTTGCTCAGCAGTGTCCAAAGCGTAGCTTGCATTAATCAATGCATTCGCTTTATAAACATCTGAATTCCTAATAAGTTCTGCCATATATTCCGTTTCAGAAAGGTTTTATTGGTTTTCGTAAAAGGTACATGATTAGATAATGTTTGTAAATCTAGTTAATCAGTCAGAATTGAGCGGATTTATATTTAAGGATTTTGACCAAAACATGACAATGTAATGACATTACCGGAGTTTTTGTACCTTTATAGGCATTCCTTCGGAATTTTTGTACCGTTATCGCCTGTTTTGAACGGAAAAAATGTACCGTTATCACTCCCCTATCGGAGTTTTTGTACCGTTATGATGATTTTGGCTATTAGTTTAGCGGAGAAAATGTACCTTTATAGGGGTGTAAACGGAGAAAATGTACCGAAATCCTTTTATGTATTCTTTAAGTTAATGGAAAAATGGCTTTAAAAGGTACTTATTCGGAGTTTTTGTACCTTTATAGGACTTCTAACGGAGAAAATGTACCGTTAAAGGCGATTTAACGGAGTTTTTGTACCTTTTAAACTATTGAAAATACAGGACAGAATTTTTGTACCGTTAAAAAGGAATATTTGTACCGTAATTAAAACTTTTTGTACCGTTAAAACGGAGTATTTGTACCGCTCAAACGGAGTTTTTGTACCTTAATAGGCTTTGAAAGTATTTGATAGCAATCGTTTCAGAGCTTCTAAAAGAAAAAAAGAAAAGATTTTAAATTCAAATAGGTTTTAAGTTATCCACAACGGAATTTTTGTACTGTTATTATTAGAACTCTTGTAATTCAAAGCATATAGCGTTTTTAAAAAAAAGAGTTCACAGGAAGAAGTAAAATTGGGTTTAGTTTTAAATTCAAATTAAGATTTGTTTTGAAGATAAGAGTACATAAGGATAATGCATGTTGTTAAAAACATTATTCCCCCTACCAGATGCCAAAGAAATGAAATCATTGTTCTATCGGCTCATCATAGGTGCACACTGTAAACAGACAGTGACATGGATATTGTTTTGAATTGTTGAAGCTGTACATCCTGAAAACAGGATGCACAGCATTAATGTACCGAAATGCTTCATGATAAGAATAATTTCTTTTCAGCAGCACGGCGGTTAACTAATCCATTAATACGTTTGCCATTGTCAAAAATCCAACGATCAAACTGATTTGCAGCAGCAATATAGTTCCCTTGGTTAAGGACAGCCAACATTGTACTTTTGACAAATGCAGTTTCACCTACGTTGTAAACAAACGAAGCAAGCGCATCAAATTGATTTTGAGTTACCTTGACCTTCACATACTTATCAAGACAAGCATCAACCCACTTACAATCGTTTTTAAGCCATTCTTCTGCTTGAACACGAGTACAAGTATCACCCATTTTTACAGGTTGGCCGTTTGGATATTTGATTGTGCCGAAGCCAATAGTCGGGACGCTACCAGTATCCAGATATGCCGTATTCCTGAAACCTTCAAATCCACGTATAAGTTCATATCCTTTTTCGGAAATATCCCATTGCCCTGTAATGCCAGATTCAAGTTTGTAACCAATGAGTTTGGCGAAAGTTTCTAATCCCGCCTTCTCGATAATCTCGTCACCAGCAGTTACTTGTTCCTGAGTTAATCTGCCTCCTGACATCGCCCGAAGCCAAGAATAAGTTTGCGCAATCTGAGCCATTTGCACTGATGCAAGTGCGGATACCATGCTACTCATTAATCTTTAAACTCCTTCAGGTCGTTTTTAATATCAGTTGCAACTTCGAAAATGTCGGAATCCTCCTTCTTTTCGATATAGTTGAAAATCCAACGGACAATAGCCCACCCCGGCAAACCACATGTGAAGAAGAAACCGCCAAGCGCGATCATTCCCCATACGTCTGTTGCCCAAGCATGAAGGTTAAATTTGATGATGATGAAAGAGCCGCCAGCCAAGCTTGAAATTACTGTGGTAATCAAGCCAACTCCCCACTCTCTCGGAGATCTCGGCATCCGCATCATGAGCACTACAGCCGCAACTGCCATCACACAGATTGCGACTACGATAGTCATGCCAAATGCCTTCCAAGCAGCGAATCCACCGATAGTAGTTGATACTGGTTCGGTCATGATTTTCTCGCCTTAGATTAGTTGAGAAAATATAACATTTTTACTATATTTTATAAATAAGCACTTACTAATAATTTATGAGTGTGTAAAAATTATCGTTGTTCAATTTTTAGGATGTTTACTATGGCATTAAAGCAGATCACGAAAGATGAAGCTAACCTTTTGAACGTTCTTTTAGGGCAAGTCAACTTGCTCGAAGGTCAAAATGGAAAGCCGGTTGAAAACTTGACCTTGATTTACGATCGGAAGACTCCTGGTCTAGCTTCGGTCGGACTGGTTTATGTAGATGAAACCACTACCACTGAAGAAAATGGCGGTACTGCGTAACCATTCGACTTCATTAAAAAGGCTTCCAACTGGAAGCCTTTTTATTACATATTAGTGACGTCAATTGCCATAGCAATACAAGTGGCATTTCCGACTGCGGCTGTGCTAGAGCCTCTATCCTTTGCTACTTTATTCCAAATATATTGCAAATTAAATGTACCGTTTGCTTCGTCAATCCAGAAAGCAGGAATGCAGAAATTTAATCCAAAACTATTTCTGAGAATAAAACATTTACCTTGATACCCAAGTTGAGTAATAACAATAGCAATTTTTTTGCCCACAGTTCCGCCAGCAATTGGCTCAATGTAAGTGGCACTTGGAGTTGTCAGAGGCATATTGTAATTTTGATTCATCCTAATAGCTTGAAGATAACTTACTGGACGGAATATTGGCATATTGGAGTTAAAAATTGGTCGCTCGCTTTCATCGTAGATTTCAATGCCAAAGTTTGTTGCGCTACTTGCTACAAAAGCCTCTCGCATATTCATAAACTCATAAACTGTAAACGTTCCTTCCTCTTTGTAATGAGCATTATTTAATATCTCGATAGAATAGACACGATTAACGCCTACGGGAATATTGTCCTGTAAATCGAATCGCAATCTTCTGTTTGCGTAGTCATGCAAATAGATGGCAATAATTGATTTAGGGGTTAGACATGTGTAGTCCATCTTACTGGCTGTGTAAGTCGTTTTTCGCCCTAAATACAAATGAGAAGATTGCCCGTCAATTTGAATGTCACCAGTATTAGTTTGGATAAAGATACCTTCAGGCATTAGTATGCTCCGTAATAAATACGTATAGGGGTATCACCTGAACTGTAACAGTTAACATTAATAGTTAAGGTGTCCCCTACTAACTCACCAATAAAGATGTAAAGAAGATTTTTTCGCATTCGCACATGGCCAGATGAGTCGGCATATTCGGTGTTATAGTCATATACTTTCCACGTTGTATAATCGGCCAAACTGTTATCCGGACTAAAGATAAAAGGATGCGCATTGATAAAACGTGAATCAGTCACAGAATAACTGGTATTAGCATACTGCCGAGGCACCTCAATGTACCCAAATACCTTACCTGTTAAGTCTGTTAAATCTAAGATTAATTCAGCCTTCTCATTGTAGACCTGTAAGCCTTCTGGCATTTTTGACTCCTTGGTCTTGCTCTTCGTAAAAAGCGCAAGACCGATAATGAATAGTGCCGCAATTAATAAAGCGATTACCATAAACCTAATCTCACTCTGACAGTGTTGTTGTCATCGTAGACAGTGATCAAACTTCCAGTTAAAACCATTCGTGCGCCATTTGGTCTTGAAGGGTCTCTATAAGTGGTAATAGTCCCTAGGGTTGCGCTAAGCGCACTTAAACTTGAGGCATTGATTTTTTCCGCGTTGATATAGCCGATTGACGCATTGTCCAAATACAGTCCGGCAGGTACGACTGTTCCATTTGGCAACGTTGTGGCTGTCGGTTGATAAACAAATGCGTATTTAGGTGCTATAGAACCCGCTGCGGCATCAGATGGTGGAGCGATGGCGAACTTGTTAGCCTGAATAATGAAATCAACGGTTTTGCTATCGTTCTCAATCCCAACACCGCCAATTAAATTGCCGGATTGCAACTTCAAAGTTGCTCTTGATTTCAATCCATCAATTGATTGTTGCTGCGATTGAATTGACGCCGTATGTCCACCCACAGTTGTTTGCAGATTGGTAATACTTGTCGCCTGAGTTGAGACTTTTCCATCAATCGTTGATACCTTGGCATCAAGTGAAGATAGCGCTGAGGCCTCAGCTTTATTCGATAAGCCATCACTCAATGCTTTAATGTCCTGAGACCATGCGAACCACGAGTTGTAATCAGCACTTCTTCGTTCAGCAGTAAAAGCCGAAGAAGAACCTCGTGCAATTTGAATGATTGGGCCACCAGATGGGTCAATCCATGGCACTTGCGTCTCTAACGTTACATACGAATCAGGCATGATACCGCTTAGCCCAAGTACGGCTGTAGTCTTGAACTCTCGAACGATTTTTAAGCCGTGGTTTTGCCAGTACCAAGCCGGAGGTTGGTTATCATTACGAGTATCAGAAAGCTGAATTTCTTTATAGATTCCACTTACAGAGGCGCTTAATGATGTAAGTGCATTACTGTGCGAAACAATATCGTTACCTTGTTGCGCAACTGTGTTAGATAAACTTGAAATAGCCGCCGCATTCGCATCTAGCTGAGCGGTCACATTACGAGCATCACCCATTCCCATAGGCGCGCCGTTAACAAAAGTCAGTGGATATTCAATCCATTGGTTTCCAACTGTGGAATCAAACATACCCAAAATGCCGTTACCCGCATCTAAGTCTTTACGGCCAACAAAGATAGGCAATGCATTCCAGTTCCAAGATCTGAAATACCTGTCTCCTGCGCCACATGCGAGTAAAAGCGCTCGTAAATCGGTATTAGGATTTGAGTCTCCAACTGCTCCAATGTTGTCAGTGCCCACAATTGCAAAGTAAGTTCCGGATGCAAGCGCATTAATTGCTGCATAAATTGCATTACAACCTGCGACAATGTCTCCATACGTATCATATGCAGTGCAACTAACCACGTCGCCATTGTTGAATACGATGAGATTCAAACCACGACCAAAGCCACTAATCTTTCCTTTATATGAATGAATGCCACCATCTTTAGGCATCCCTACAGCAGAGCCATTTCTAAAGGTGACAATAGAATACGATTTGGTATTGCCAATCTGGTTAGTTAAAGAAGTGATTGAACTGGATTGAGAAGCAATATTTCCTTCAGTTGTTGTGACGCGGCTTGATAAGCTGCTAAGTGCAGAAGCATTGGCATCGATACCTGCTTTAATATCTTCTGGCGCAGGACTCCAACCTGTCTCTTTTGAGCCTTTTTCGACTTTAACGTTTTTCAATCTAACTCTACTATTGAAGTAAAGTCCAAAACTTTCAAAGCCCGTACTGTCGATATTTATCGTTGCTACTTTGTGACCCGATGAAGAATCCGGCCACCAGAAATACTTATAGTCGCCATTAGGGTTTCTAAAACCAACGCCACTACTTGTAAATGTTCCATCTAAATTTTCAATATCGAAACTAATCGTGTACTGCCCAACAAGTGGCTCAACAAATGGCTCGATAAATAGCCAATTCCAACCTTCACGCACCGTCTGAGTATTACGGACCAAGTTTCTTCCACCGATAACCAATGAGCTATTAAAGCTATTGATCTGCCCCGCCATCGCCTCATCGGCTTGAGCTTTGGTGTAAGTGTTCGCAATGGCATTTGCGTTAGATGTAATGTTCCCTTCGGCAGTTGCAATGCGAGAATTTAATGAAGTAATGGCACTACTGTTTGAAGAAACGCGACCATCAATATTAGTAACTTTACTGTCCAGTGAATTGAGAGCTGTAGAATTTGCCTTTGTGTCTGGCAAATAATCATAAGCGCTTGGAACCCACGCATCAGTTGTAATTAAATCGCCTTTGACCAATACAGCCCAATAAACTGTACCAATACTGTTTTTATCGGCCGTTGGGGGATTAATCATGTAAAAGTTGATGTATTTGCCGTCAGGACCGCCATCTTTTGTGAATGTTACTTTATTAACGATTTTACCGTTTGTGTTTTCAATACCCTGTAAGCCTTGCCAGCCACCACCAGCGTAAGCCCACAAAGATGAATTGGTATCACCCGCTCCTCGTTTATGCTCCGCACACCATAACAACGTATATTTAGCGCCAATCTCCCACTCTTCACCCATTTCATATGTAACATGAGGATAACCCATGCCGTTATAAGTCCCCACTACATTTGACTTGATCAGTAGATTTGTACCAGCTTTACCACTTAATACTAGGCTATTACTTAATGAGGTGAGAGAATTGCTATGGGAAATGAGGTCATTACCCTGCTGCGTAACTGTATTAGAAAGGCTTGAAATTGCAGAGGCATTGGCGTCAAGTAGAGTTGTGATAGCTCTAGCGTCACCAATACCCATTGGAACGCCGCTTACAAATGTTAGCGGGTATTCAATCCACTGATTACTAACCGTAGAGTCGAACATTCCAAGAATGCCGTTTCCTGCATCTAAATCTTTGCGACCAATAAAGATCGGCAATGAGTTCCCTACCCAAGTGTTTAAATAACTACGACTTGCTCCGCATGCTAAAAGAGTAGCTCGTAAATTTTCAGCCGCACCGTGCACGGCAACACTTCCAATATTATCAGTACCTACGATTGCAAAATAAGTGCCCGAATTTAAGCCTTGAATAGCGTTATTTAAATCTTGACACGCGCTTTCCATATAACCATAAGTGTCGTAATTGTTACAGCTAACAACGTCACCATTATTAAAAACAATAAGGTTTAGACCGCGCCCAAAACCATTAATCTTGCCCTTGAAAGAATGGATACCGCCATCTTTTGGCATTCCAATTGCTGAACCGTTTCTAAAAGTTAGAATAGAATAGGATTTAGTGTTACCAATTTGATCGCTTAATTGAGTTACTGCTTCACTTTGACTTGTGAGCTTGCCTTCAGCGTCAGAAATGCGCGTTGATAACGAATTAATCGCACCATTTGCGATTGAAATGTCGCCCTCAGCGTTGGTCACGCGTGAATTTAAAGATGTGATCGAGTTTGTATTAGTAGTAACTTGACCGCCAATATTAGAAACCTTAGAGTCAAGCGCTTGTAGCGCGCTTGACTCTGCTTTCTTCGTAAGTTCGCCATTGATTGATGTAACGCTGTTATTCAATTGAGTAATTGAATCGCCTTGGCTAGTAATTACCCCCTCGGCGTTCGTTACGCGAGTTTTAAGATTGCTAATGGCAGAAGCATTGGCATCAAGAGCGGATTTAATAGCGCTTAAATCTGCTGGTCCTGCTGTCCAAGTTGACGCAGGCACATCAACGCCGACGACCTCCTCAAGCATCAACATATCAATGAGAATGCGAGAGCCAGCAACGTTGTAAACGCCATTTCCATAACAAAGAAAAATAAAAGCAAACGCATCTGACGGCGCAGTTACGGATTTGAAGCTAATTGTACCGCCGTCATTTGATGGTGTAATTCTGGTGATGTTGGTTGTCTGATTTACCAGTAAAGCTTGAGTTATAGAAATACCGCCTGACGTGCGTCTAAACCAGTAAATCATAAAATTAACTTCTGCTTGCTTTGTTGCATCAAGGTTTTTTAAGTAAGCGCTAAACATGTAACGCTTACCTCCAGTTATCGTACCAGCTGCTGTAGTATTTACCGTAGCATTTGACGATGATCCAAAATAGATATTGCCAGCGACAGCATTAAAGGTGACGTCATAAGCCTTACCATTAATACGCATTGGTGATTTCACCAGAGCAACCGTTCTATTTGCTCCAGTAAGGTAAGGAGATAATTCTTGTGGGTCGGAGAATGGCGCAATAATATTGTTTACGCCTTTGCCTGTACTTAACTCTGATTTTAGCGATGTAACGGAATTAGCAGCAGCGTTAGCCTTTTCTACCGCTGTGCTTGCAGTTTGTTGAGCGGTCGCGGCAGAGTTGATAGCATCTGCGGTTTTGCCCTCGTTTGTTGTTAAACGCGAATCAAGTGAACTGATTTTTGATGCATTTGCACTTGTGTTTGTGGCGTTGGTTGTGATTTGCTCTTGTAAGCTAGACAAAGTACCATTTGTGCTCGACTTATAAGTCTCAATGTTGCTTAACAGCGCCGCATCTTCAGACTTACGTTGAGTTGTTTCTGTGGTGAGGCCATCATTAAGCTGAGCAATCGCTGCAATACGTGCATTTGCTTCATCCGAAATTTCTTTATTTAATTGGTCGGTAACACTCTGTAAATCAGATGCCGTTTTAGATGCAACAGAAGCAGCTTCATTTGCTGATGTTTGAGCATTGACTGCGGCTGTCTGAGCATCTGTTGCTGCCGTTTGCGCGGCTTCAGCTACATTGGCTGAATTTTCAATTTTTCCTTGTAGTTCTTGAGCAAGATCGCTTTCTTTAATTTGGCCGGAAATTAAATCAAGAACTAAATCTGGATCGTTACCAGTTGTCCCTTTTACAAAGGTTGACCAATCACTTTCGTTACCCGATTTATCAACGGTTTTGGTTCTATACCATTGATCAAGACCGCCCTGTAATCCCTGAATAGTCAAGGTGTTTGTAGGATACGAAACATTACCGAGCAATCTAGGGTTTGAGCCATCAGCCCGATCACTTACTTCAATGACAACATGTGATAGGTCAGAGTTACCTGCCGGATAAACCCAATCGAGCTTCATGCCGAACAATAACGGCGTGGTTGTCAAAGAAAGGACATTAGTTGGCTTGCCAACTTTTCCTTTTACGTCGGTGCTTGTTGAATACTTCGGATAAGAACGTGCGCCAAAAAGGTTGTACGCAACAACGCGAGCTGTATAGGCTCCCGCGTATACATCCTCAACTCAATACTTAACGAAGTGGTCTGTGGAAGCTTGACCCAGTTGCCATCATTGCGTTTCCATTCGACTTCATAACGCGCTGCATTTTTCGCTTCTTTCCAGCTAATAACGAGGCGAGTTTTTGCGACGTTTTGAGTGGTAATAATTTCACTCTTAATCTCGACACTTGCAGGAGGTTCCTGATTGCGAGAGTTCAAGATTGAAGTCGGCGGAACATCAAGCATCAAATCATTTTCAATAGATTGATACTTGTTAGGATTGTGAGGAACGGCAGTAATGTTATAAGTGCCCTTTTCTTCACCTTGAGCAACGTTTACAACGCGAGCGATTACTGGTTGTAATTCTGCCGCTTTGATAATCCATAAAGCGTATTTGACAGGCATAACCGTCAAGGCTTCAGCCCATTCAACCACTGTTACTTCTTTGGTGTGTCCAGAAACGGTTACTGTCTTTTTGGTATGAGAAGCAATTTCGCGCTCTGCTAATGACCCATCTTCTAAACGGATCACAAGCGTCAAATCGGTAAATTCCCCAAAATCAACCAGATCATCAAGAACTGCCTGTTTGGCTGTGCAATCTAGTAAACGTCCACCAAAACGTTTACCTGCGCGGTCACGGTCCTGAACGTAAATCAAATCACCCGGCAAAAGGAGAGCTGCATCAATGCCGACATTGAATGTGATTGTTTCTGACTGTTGGTGCTCGCTGAATAGCAACCAACGGCCATAACGAGCAGCTTGACCGCGTGACGTACACCCGAATGCCATGACTTCTGTTTTGCGAATGCCATGGCGTTCAATGAGTTCAGGGTCTTCAACTACTTCTGGAACTTGTTTGTAGTCGTCATTCGGATCATTCCATGTAACTACCGCGACTGAATGACGGTCTTTATTCGAAGTTCCCTGATAAGAGAAATCGCCAACAATATTGGTATTGTTGAACAGCATTTGCGGAGTGCCTGGCGCATCGATGGTAAAGCCCACCATATGGCCTGCCCAATACGCCATGCCGTTAAATGCCGAGCAAATATCGACAATGAGGTCATACGCTTCAACACGAGTATTGATAACGCAGTTAATTGTGTATCGCGGTTCTTTGTTGCCAAAACCGTCGTCTACAAGCTGATCGCAATACTGACCAATCACATACAAACGGCTTTCGTCGATCATTTCAGGCGTAATGTATTCGCCTAGACCGTAACGTTTGCTAAGCAACAGGTCATACAGAATCCATGCAGGGTTACTTGATGACTCAAGCTTGAAAGTACCATCCCAAGGCCCTGTGTATGACCCGTCTTTATTGCGGTTTGACGGAACCTTGATTAATAGACCATCTACCAGATACTCACGTTTAGGAATTGAACTAAACGTTTCTGAACTGAATCGGGTAGCGACCAATGCAACGTTTGGATATGAAAACTTGGTTAATTCAACTTCCGAGTAACTCTCGAAGAATGTTGTGTTTTGAAGGTACGATGAATTTGAATCTGGGGTTGTTCTTGTGATCTGGAATGACCAAGCGGTAATTGGTGTACCGTCAGCTTTCTTTTTTGGAAGGTCGAAAGAGAAAGAACGCTGATAACGTGATGTCGTTTTACCAGTGATCTTCTTGTTTGCTAGGATTTCATAAGGGCCGTTGTTTACCGACAACTTGATTTGGAACTCTACGGAAGTGCCATAGGTATCGCCAGACGTGCGATCAGTAGACAAAAGAGAGTTCACGGCCAAAATGATGCGAACGCGATCTGCATTTGGATTTGAAACCGTAAATGCGCTAGGGATGCCGGATTTAAGCTGTACGTTTTTGTAAAAAGGAGTCTCTACCCCTTCGCCAAATCCTTCGATGTAGTCTTGTCGCTGTAAACCGACCCGTTCCGCCCAAGACACATTCGCGAAGTTCAGTTCACCGTTTGTATGACGTAAGCGGGTTCCATCAAAAAAGATTGATTTTTCTTTTTCGGTAAGACTGTCGCCGTCAACGTTATCGACCAGACCACCGATTTGACCTTCGCCAATTAGATCAATGATATTTACATACGCGCTAGATTGAAGGTTATCTGGATCTTCTCTCGGCACGGAAGGGCTTTTGCTGCCTCCAAAAGCCCCTGCAATTGGTAAAGGAAAACCAAATTTCTTAATTTTAGCGTTCATACATCATTCCCCAATTAACTTGCTTATTCGCCTTCAAACAACAACTGGTCAATCGACATAGCGACTGAAATAGGCGTTCCTTGAACTAGACATCTGCCGTAAATGAGCTGAATTGGTCCGCCCTGAACTTCGGTCTGTTCAGTGCCATTGAAGTAATGGGACGTTCTTCGTTGGGACTCGCCATTTTTCTTAGGTTTAGGCGCAAGTAATTGAGAGATACCGCCTGCGAGCATCCCGAATGCTGTTGGTAATAAAGCTGGATACCAAATACTGGCAACTAGAAGGACAACACCGACCACTGTTTGCAAGACACCATTACCATCTGCACCGACAACCACAGGTACAAAACGAATGGTTTTGAGTTCACCGTGAACCAAGCCAAAATCCTCATCAGATAATTGACGCTTGGTTCCATCTTGGAATTCGCATAAAACGCGGTAATGAGCGAATTTGGCTGCTTTTTCACGCAACCAGTTGACCAATGAACCAGAGGTATTTGCGTTGATAAGTCTTAAAGCGTGACTTGGACCTCGCGCGGCAACGCTCCACTTTCTGCCAAATTTCTTTCCAAGTTCTCCGTGCAAATAAACATCGACTAACATTTACTTTTGTGCCTCATTTGCTTAACAGTGTGCTTAAGCCAGTAGGAGCCGTAGACATAGGCGTCGTAGCGAGATAAACGACCCTCGCAGTGATGAAGGATTTTTTCTGTACCGACATAAATGGCTGCGTGGTTCGGGTTGCCACTTCCGTCGGTTTGAATGAAGAGAATGTCGCCGTACTCAAGGGGTTGCCCCGTCACATCGACAAGACCCACCTCTTCGTATTTATTGATGAAGTAATTGGTTTCTTCCTTGGTCCAGAACTTCTCTACACGCGGGTAGTCACGAAGTTCGATACCAAACTCACGTTGGTAAAAGTCGCGGCAAAGCGTCCAGCAATCGAAAGAGCCATATACATATGGACGACCTTCGTATGGAGCTTGATAACCACAAGGAGAGATCTCAACGAGGTCTTTAAAGTGGAATTCCTCGCCATTTTTATCAACCGCGAGTATGTACCAAGGCAATCCAGTAGATTCGCAGCCAGCCAAGTCAGATTCGGACGGTTTAGTTCTGCCATTGGTATGCGTATGCCATACACCAACAATTTCACCTTCCTGTTCTGCGCGAAGATACTCATCGGGATTAATAAGAAACTGAGTTTTCGGGAACGGCGAATCGTTACGACATTTAATAGTAAGCGCTAACTTATATTTATTGACAACAATAAAGCCACAAGCTTCATTTGGATAACAATCCATCGCATGTTGTTTAATTTCATTAAGTAGGCGTGTGTCGATCATACGCGCTGCACCCCTGGGAATGCGCCGTATGGAAGAACGGCATTTTCACCAAATCGGCAAGTACAAGAGCTAACCCGTTTCCCGCAGGCATCAAGATTCGGGTCATCTGTCGGCTTGTCATCCTTTGTGAAATAACCGCCTGTCCAACCGCAGTCTGGCGAACGGTACTGCCAGCGACATGCATTCTTGGTCACCTGACCGAAAGGTAGTTGAACGCCTTGGAAATCAAAGGCTGATGCCAATTCCCATTCAATTGAAACGCGGCTTTCATTAACCTTTCGATCAATAAACCAAATTTGATCTGGCAAATGTTGCGTTGGGTCGGCTTCGGGATTTCCATTAGGAAAGTTCACTTCGTCAAGGAAGCGGCCAAATGTACGTTTACGGATAACCTTGCATCCAATAAGGTTGTCCAGCTCCGCCGCAAGTGACGAAAATAAGCCACTTACGTTTGCCAGAATTAGCTTAGGCGTAGGCAAAGTGCCCTGACTGCTTACATCAAAGTCACTTGCTTCAATAGGCAAAGGGTCATAGCGTTCTCCCTGCCAGTAGATCGGTTGGTGAAACGCATTTACGCCAGAACAAAAACGAATAACATCGCCGCCAAATTTAGTTGTATCAATAACAAACAGTTCGACTTCTGCTGTTGGTGACAACGATTGAATTTCAGCTACAGCGATTTTCTCGCCCATTATTCATAAACCTCTTCAAGCACTGCGGTAATCTGAAAAACACCAAATTTGATTTGATTCATCTTCCATTCGCGGCAGACGAACTTGCCTTTTTTGCCTTGTGGGTCAATCCAATCAAACGCGGTTGTGCCATTGGCTTTGTTAAGAAACTCGTCAATTTCATTTGCCGTTTGCAGGTTGTTGGTAAAGGTGCAGTTCCATACCCGCAAACTTGGGTTAATAGAATTTGGAATACGAGCTTCGTAGCCATCATTAAACTTGACCGTAGAGACGGAAGGTTTTTTCGACTTTTCAGCGCCCAAATCGGGCTTCCAAATAAATTCCATAAGACTCAGAATGAAATTAAGCGCCTACCTAATTATAAGTAATCGCTTACTAATATTAAAGGGGGTAATTATATTATTTCTTATATAATCTTCCTCCCGGTCTGCTTTGTTTGTCCAAGGTGCTCATGACAATGGCTTCGACCTGCTTCGCCATTTGTTTATATTCTTGAGCATCACCGCCAGATGCGCTTGTAGAAGAGCTTCCATCGTTGTTTACGGTGATTTGGATTTGAACGTGATTTTGCATGACGTTTGAAGCGTCACCCGCTCCCAACATGGAAACACCGAGTCTGCCCGATGAATCGCGAGTAAGCGGCATGATTGCTTCTGGCCCTGCTTCTCCCATCAGACCGTTTGCAAAACTTCCACCCTTGGCAAACATAAACGGTGTAGGTTCATTCACGATAGAGTTGGTAAAAATTCCACCCTTGGCGAACTGTGATGTACCACTCCAACCTACAGCGCTGTTGAAGCCACCGCCGACTTGATATGAAGCACCGCTACTAATGTCTCCAATACCTGCTCCTGCACCGCTGTAAGCTCCATAAGCGGCCATTCCGACTTGGAACAATGTACCTAACCAGTTACCGCCCGATGAGCCGCTGGAAGCTGTGCTTGATGCTAACAGGCTTGTTGCCCATTGGAACAAAGCATTAATTGCCTTGCTGATAGCATCTGACGCAAAAGTCCAAAGACCCTGTGATGCGCTGCTGACATTTTCCCATAATGAACTTAATCCTTGAGTCAGTGGATTTAAGGTAGCGCGTAGTTTGTCAAATAGCGGTATAGTGTCAGTAATTTCAGTATTGACCGCAGCACTTGTAGATTCGCCTGTATTTGGGTCAACAGCCGGAGCATAAGGACCTAAACCGCGCCATCTATTTAGCAAGTCTGATGCCCAGCCCATTCCGCCAGCAGCTTTACCGCTCAATAAGGATTTACCAAGATCAAAAATGGATTGGTTACCCATTACGTTGGTAATTAGCTTACTTGCTGAATCTTTTACAAAGACTTTTGCATAATCGGCAAAAATATCAGATCCAATTTGACGCCAGTCGAAGTCCTTGAAACTCATCCGTCCTGTAATGAGGTCGGCAACTGAGTCGATAGCACTTTCTGTCCACTTCTGGTTAATGCTTTCAATACCGACTTTCAGATCACGGTATTGGCGTAGCATCTGCTGTGTTGCGGATTCAGAGGCGCGAACACGCTTTTCATTTTCAAGCATTAAGCGCTTGGTGAATTCCTCTTCAGCCAGCTCTTTGGCTTTGATGAGTTCTGCATATTCCTTCTTGGCAGCCTCATCGTTTTCCATCATGGTTTTGGTAATCTGAATCCGCTTTTCTAGCGCCTTACGCTGCTCATTGATCTCCTTGGCAACTTCATCATACGCATAGTCGGCAGAAGATTGACGTCGATCAACTTCACTATCCATTAGGTCAATGGAGAGTTGTTTATTGATGTTTTTAGACTCATAAGCTTTGGATAAAGTGTCCTTGGCCACCTGATGGTTAAGCGCAAAGTCCTTGAAGTCGTTATAACCGCCTGCTTGAAGTGCCATTGGATTACGCACTTCATAACGGGCGAACTGACGTTCTAAAGCCATTAAGGCATCAGATTTCTTGGTGTCATTCTCGACAAATTGATCAAGGACGTTCTTAAAGTCCTCATCTGTTGAAGCCGATCTTTCAGCGGCAAACTGAATTGATGCCTTGTAGTCATCGGCCATCAACTTCTTCATTTGGGCGTTAAGGAACTCATTGACATGTTGACCTTTGTACATGCCGTCCCAGTCAATTTGATCCTTAGTCCAACCTGTATCAGGATTGTATGTACCCTTCGTGAATGGACGTGAGCGTGGGTCATTATTGTCATCCCATTTTCCGCTCATCCAACGCTCGATAAAGTCGTTCTTCGCTCTCTTGAGGTAGTCAACAGGCTGACCGAGAATTTCACTAATATCAGTCTCGCGGTCTTGAGCGCCCAACAAGGCTTTCTCAACATCAGCACGATATAGGTTGTTCCATTGGCGATCGTAACCTCGTCCAGTTTTCTCTTTAGGCGTTGAGCCTCCACCAGAACCAATTGCCGGTGCAGAATAATCGGCAAGATTTGACGGTGTAGGTAATACACTTCCTGTAGAGGTTGCAGACGAAGTTTTAGCGGCAGCAGCTTGCTTCTGCTTATTTTTGAGAAGCTTGGCGTTCTTTTCAATGTCCTTTTTAAGAACGACTTGTCCAGCGTATGGGCCTTTCTCGATATAAACCAGCCCGCCTAATTTCATGCCGCGTCTGTACCCGGCAAGCATATCGTCAATTTCTTTTAATTGCTGTTTGCCACCGTCAAGCGCATTCGTTAAGAAGCCTTTCCCCTTTTGTACAAGCTCCCGCTTCTCAAGCAATTTGGTGATTTTCTTGCCAAGTTCACGGGTTGCAGGTGTTGAGGTAAAGCCACCGCCCTCTTCAGCCGTTACACCTTTAACTGGGATTTTTAAAACTTCGCCTTTGTAGTTTGCCAAATCACGGAGATTACGGCGTGCGTTTTCTGTATCAATGCCTAACTGGATTAAAGCATTGTTCCAGATGGTATGTAGACCTTTTAACCCTGCGATCAGGTCATCCCGTAAGCCTTGCACTAACCGTTGGAAGGATGATCTTAACGGGGTTTCATTCTTGTTGACGCTATCAAGCCAAGAAATGAACATTTGACCTACAAGAAGTCCTAACCCGACCCAGCCTGCCCAGCGTAACATGCCGCCCAAAATGCCAAGGACGCGTGTACTCATATTGGAAACTTTAGGCACAACATTTTTTGTGCCATCGCCCATTTTTGATACCGCCTGCCCTAAGTTATTTGCAGTGCTTGTTGCGGTAGCCAATTGACCGGAAGAGGTTTGAGCAGTCTTACCCAAGCCACCCAATGCAGGAAGGAGTGTTGTAACTAGGCGACTAACTAGGCTTAATTTCCCAAAAAATAAACTTGTCGCTAAGGTTAGGGCGCCAAAACCAGCTCCAAGACCTGTCACAATGGCAATTGCGGGATGCAAATTCATCAAGTTTGCAATGCCGTCTACCGCTTTGGTTAGACCATTAACGAAGCCCGTTAAAAAAGGTAGAAGCGGAGCAAATGATTCAGCCAAACGTCCCAATGAAGCCATTAGGTTGTCTGTGCTACCCTTTAATGTGTCTTGAGCTTCTTTTAGGGCCTGCTGACTTTCTGCTGAACGTTTAGCGCTTTCTGCCACTTCATTTGCGCGGTCAATGAAGCGTTTATCTAACATGGTGGTCAAACCGTCTACGGTTTTATTTGACCAGCCCATGCCAGAAGCCCAACGAGTAAAGCCCGTGCGCTCAATTTTGTTTTGTTCATTCGGATCAACAACTTTGCCTTCGCTGTTGATCATCTGACCTTTCTGGTTGTAGGTCCAACGCTTGGTCCCTTCACCAAAGAAGCGGGTGAAGTTATCTTCACGCATCATGTAATCAAGAATCTGACCGCGTAAAGATGAGAAGAACTTAACCGGATCTTCGCCCATCGACTTCAAGTCCTTGAAGCCCGCGTTCTTCATCATTTTGGTAAATTCTTTGATATTTTTAGCGTTTTCTCTGAACGCCTTCTCAGCATCGCCGTCCTTGAATTCGTTGAGGATATCGGCGCCCATCAGATCGGTTACGGCACGATTGGTAATTGTCTTACCCGAACCGTATAAACCCATCATCTTGAGCATCGTACCTACGGTTGCGATACCCCCGCCACCACCGTTACCACCACCAGCGGTCTTGAACTGCTCACCAAGCGCTGCGATTTTTAACCAGCCATCGGCTGAGACGTCAGCTCGCATACCGCCCATGTTACGCGCAATGGTTTCAACGTCGGCAATTTTGATTTTGCCGTTTGAAATATTGGAGATTTTTAACAGCGTCTCGAATGATTTGTTAATTTCATCGACATTGTTCATGACTTGGCGGGATTCGGCGAATCCGTACAAGTTTTTCACTAGGTCGCTGTTTGAACCTGTTTCATTACCCGTTGCACGTAAGATGTGAGCCACACGGGTAGCAGTTGCTAATGTGGCATCAATGGTCTTTTCGTGGTTGCCACCCATTGCAGCCATAGCGTCAAGACGGGCATCAATGGCTTCTGTATTGGTGAGATATTTCTCAGTCTTGGTTAAATCTCTGGATTTTTGAAGGAATCGTTCTTGTTCTTCTTTTGGAAGATTCCACAATGATAGACGGAATTTAGATTGCTCTAATTCCATATTTTTGTGTACAGCGCCGCCTAGACCTTGATTGATCTTGATACTTGCGTACATTGCAGCAAGGTCTTTGGCAACAGACATTTGCTCACGATGCAATAGCTCTTGAGCCTTACGCTCTTCATTAAGCTGTTGCATTCTGACCCGATGTGCGTCACGTTCTGCCTGTTCAGCGGCACGTTGAGCAGCTTGATCTCGGTTGTTAAGCGTTCTTGTCCACCAACCTGTATAGTCCAGCTCCAGCTTGCGACGGGCATCCGCAGTTCTTGTCTGAGCTTGGCGTTCTTCATCGATGTTTCGAATTAAAGGGCGCTGTTTCAGGCGTGCATCGGCTTCTCGGCGTTCCCGTTTGTCGAGTTCGCGATTAAACCAGTTTGAATATTCCTGTTCTAATTGACGGCGTTTTTCAATGCGTCTGCGCTCAGCCTCTTCCTCTCTGCGTTCGCGGTTATAAAGCGCTTCTTTCCACCAAGCTTCTGTTCTCTTTTCAAGCTCTTGGCGTTTACGTGCTGTGTCTAGGCTCTTTTGTTCCTGACGGGATTTTGCTTGTTCTACCGATTGCTGGTTTTTAAGTGCGCGGGTGCGTTCAATCTGCTGATTGAGCAGGTTTACACCTTTTTGCAGCTCGCCATTTTGATATTCAATATCACGAATGACAGACTTGATTTGCTCCTTAACAAGCTTGGCCGCATCTGCCTCTTTACGCCACAATTCAATATTTGCGCGCATTTCCACTGCTTTTTCAGAAGTGGAATTCTTGTTCTTGCCGAAGAATGTGCCGTTATAAAGTTTTTGCTGTACTGCTAAATTAACTTCCGCACGTTTCTGAATCTGTGCGGCCTTATAAGCCATTTCACGGCGTTCAGCGAGCAGCTTCTCGTTATTCTTAATCTCAGCCTGTAAAGCTCTAGCATTATTTGCAAGTGTTCGTTTAGATTGCTTCTCTAGTTCGTCACCAGTCGCTTTTGCGTGTGCCTCAAGAATCTGCTGACCCTTTGAAACTCTATTCAAAAGTGGGTTTAAATTTTTGAGCTTTTTCTCGTAGGCTTGCGTAAAGTCAGCCAAATTTTCAATACTTTTGGCTGCTTGCGCTGTGGTTTTGGCAGTTTTTGATGCCGATTTGTCTACGCTATCCAATGAGCGTGAAAGTGAGTCAGTATTTTTCTGAACCCCACTTAACATTTTCAAGGAAGCTGCCAGATTGTCATCAAGCGTTTTGAATGAGGAAGAGAGCTGGCGAATATCTCCGCCCAAACCACTAAGAATCTTCTCCAAGCTTTCGACGGAAGCGTTGGTTTTCCCCAGATTGCTGTCTAGCTTATCTAGGCGATCTGATGCCTTTTGAATAGCTTGGTCAAATTGATTGACATCAAGTTTGAGCGTATTGTTAATTTCGCCAGCCATATTTACTGCCTCGGTGCGCTAAGTCTTCGCAGCATTTCAAGACCGTCTCTGTCCAATTTGGCTTCTAATGGATTTGATTTAACTTTTACGACATCCCCCCGTTCCGCGAGTAATTGGTCGGTAACGTCTTTGGTCAAGGTAGATTTACTGTTACCGCTCATGAACGCTGCCGCACCAAACGTGGCTGCTGTAGAAACGTTTAGATGGCGTAAGTCGTTTCTGGCCTGAATGCGTTGAATGTTTTTGCTAAGAAGCCAGAAAATGCGTATTGGTAGTTTCAATACGCATTCATAGCTCATTGAATAGAAGTGCATGATTTGGCAAAAGATGAAGCCAAAATCGATTGCCAATACTTCTACTTTCCCTCTGGGTCTTCCTGAGTCTCTTCGGATGAGACTTCCTCTACCCCTTCGACGTCGTTGCCTTTTGCAAATTCAGCAATGGCTTGAATCTGGCTTACGTCAAGCTTGTTGATTTCTTCTTCCGTCATGGTTGGAATAGCCAAGCCGACGACTTTTCTCGTTAAGCGAACTTCATCTGCCAATGTGAATTCGCCCTTTTCTGCGCGTTCCACAATCGACTTGGACTCATCGACGATTTGGAGAAACTGCTCCACATTCAATGTGCGGATTTCGTGATTTTTTCCATTTACGACGACTACACGTTTTTCTACTGATTTAACTAATGGATCTAGGTTGAGTAATTTCATAAGCGAACTTCCTGAAAAATCTTATAAAGCAGCCTCACGGGTATGAGGCTGCATAAATATATTAGTAAGTGCTTACTAATATATTGTGAGAAAATTAAGCTTTAGCTGCTGGTGGTGTAACTGTGCCGACCTGATAAAGCACTTCATCATTGCCTTCAATGACTGGGTAGCCTTTGAAGTTACAGTTGAAGATTCGTTCTTCATCAAGCTTATAAGCAAAGGTCATGGCACCCGGAGTTGCCGCTTTAGGAACGCGTACTGCATCGTTGTAGTTCAATGAGCCGTTTACGCTTTTAGGAACCAATACCAACTCGTCAGCGAAATCAAGCAAGTTCACGCCAACGCCTGTAGGTACAATGGCTTTTGAAGTTCCGGCTGTTGAATCTGTTACCAGTTTTGCACCCGGCATAGTGGCAACAAGGTTATCTAACGTGGTTTCAGCCAAAGGAACGGCTACGGTAATGGTACGACCCATTACATATTCAGAAATTGGGGTATTACCGTATTGGTCTACTTGAACTTCGTGGGTTTCAGTTTCTACCGTCACTTCAACGCCACCTTTGGTGAAGCCAAGATCAACACCGCCAAAGAAGACTTTACATACACCAAGCTTAACGTTTGAGGTATCGTTGTTAGCCATACATTACTCCAATACTATTAATAAGCGCTTACTAATAATTGCATTGCCAAGAATACCATAATGTTTGGAATTTAAACACTTTCACTAGAACAAAGTTTTAATAAACTCGTCCGCTCTGTGCTGCAAAAGTTTGGTAATTTGCACTTCGTATTTGACTCTGGCCCGTTCCATGAATCGACCGCCCGCAACTTCGCCAAGTAGTGCGCTATTCATCACGGAATATTCGGAAGGCTGGAACTCTCCTCCAGTACGACCGACGCTCATGTGCTCGTGTACAAAGAAGAAATACTTTGCAACCGTTGCTCCGCGACTCGGCTGATTCAAATTAACGTAAACGGTATGCTGACCCAAGCCTCCCTTAAAGAACTGTCCTAGCTTGTTACGTTCATAACCGACCCGACGATATTTGATCGATTCGCGTAATCCACCATATTCAATGGGTGCCATAGCCTTGGCAGTATCGCGCATCTGTTTGGCAATACTGCCTAGCTCGGAATCCAGAACATTTGGCATTTCACTTAACTTGGTGAGTTTCTTGCGAAGCTCATTGAGTCCTGTGGTCTGAAGGTTCTTTCGGGCCATTAGGTAATCTCGCTAAAGGCAATCTTGAAGTCTGATGCCAGTTCGAGAGTGTTCCCTTCTGAGATCGGATATTCGATTGGCTCATTGTCCGGATAACATTGTTTAATGTGCATACCTTCAACAAAATGGTTATCCAGTGTAAGAAGCTTGAATACCTTCTTCATCAATTTATAACCCGTCTCATAATTGGTGGTCCTTACAATGACCTTGAATTCGGTGTTGTAATGACCCTTTAACTCATGATCAATTTTGGTTCCGTTGATTGGATTCCTTAGCAGGATTCCGTTTGTTACGGAAATTGGCATCATGTTGATAAACAGGTTTTGCCCTAAAGTGGCGACCCCTGCATCATTGAGCATTTGAGCGATAGGAATTAGTGGATTCATTCGTTATCACTCCAGTAGGTACATGCCGCTTCGGTGTGATCATGCTTGCCGCGAATATCAAACCGTTTATGGACTGATTTCACCACATACATGTCCCCACCAAACTCAATGATTGAGTCAATGGTTGCCGTGGTTTTGGGTTCAAGCAAAATGACCAGATCTGCAACCACTTCCCTTGCGTTGCCGCGCGAAGCAGACGAGTCCGCACGAACTGAGGTCTTGTTGCTTTGCTGAATCATCTTGACGATGGCGCAACGTTCCTTTCGTCTTAGCCCAAATTTGGCTAAACCGAAGTGATCATAGCCATTTCTTGCCCGAACGAAGCAGAACTGATTAGGTGTGAACATCTGTGTAGCCTACAGGTAAGTCATATCCATTCGGATGGAAGTGATGTCTTACGTCTTTTAAAGCCACATAACCTGCCTGCCCTTGAATGGACACAGGCTTATCAATGTCAGGTACAGCAATCAGGTCAATGCCAGATTCATGCAATGCCTTAATCTGGTGATCTACAAGTGATTGATAAATGAAATCCCGAACGATGGTTTTTACAAGACTAGATGGCTCTCTCCATTTACGCCCTGCACTATCTGTTGCGGTAATTTCCAGTTCAGCCATTTTCTTTTGTACTAACAAGCCCATTGCGCCGTGAGCATTATTCTTTCCAAGCAGTTCAATCGCCTTGTTTTGGATTCCTGTAGAAATTGCGCGGTTCGCTTGGCGCAACATATCAATGGAAATAGATACAAGTTGATTTTTGACATGTTCAAGTTCGAACATGTTGTAAGCCACCTCTTGAGCGTCCAAATTTGATGCAATCTGCTCAAGAGTGTTGCCAGCAGCTTCAAGGAATAAATAATGTGCGTTAGCCACAAAATTCTTGGCGTTTTCAATCTGATACTGCGAAGGCGTATAGCCTGCGCGCCTTGTAGTGAAAAAAGCGCCATTTATTGCCATAACATAATTATCCATGAGACTCGTGAATCTCATTGAGAAATAATCCAACAAATAGCGCTTTTGTTCGTCCATTTTAAACCCTCGCAATAACCTTGCTTGTCGATACAAAGCCACTCAAATATCTTAGAGTTGCCTTGCTAACCGCTAACCTGAGTTGTCGCCCACCGATATAGCTCTCATGGGTTTCGCCAATGGTTTTGGATTTAAGGCCCTGTGCAAGAGCTAATTCGATGGGATCACCACCGCCAAGAATTGCATTCGCTTCCGCAACTTGCGCCTTTCTCAAGGCAGCCTTAAATTGCTCTGATAGCTTCTGGTAGGCGGATGGTGTCGTGGCTCGTAAATTGACACTTGGAATATTGAGCGTGCAAATCCGCTGTCTCGCCTCAATCAAAGCCGCTACCTTACGAACTTCGCCTTCTGTGAGGAAAACTTCCGTTTCCGGCATCGTCAATGCTGTCAGCTTTGCCTGATTTAATGTCTGAAAACTGTTTAAACCTACAATCAACCGTTCTCTTGGTGAAATGAGGTAGCTGACGTCAAACGCATAGGTATTCCCATCCCGATTGATTAGATCAAATTGGAGAATACGCAAATGATCGATCTCAATTGAGTCCATGTCCTCAACCTTGATTTCCATAGGGTTGAGAGCGGGAATCTGGTTATATTCAGCCTCTACAGTTACCTTGGTTTGGGTGACATCGAATTCGGCCTTTGGCTTAATCTCTACACCGTTTTGATCGACAATACGGTAGCTTCCTTGGGTCACTTCAAGGGGATTTCCGTCGTCATCGACAAAGTTGATAGGAAGAGATACTGACGTTCCGGCAAGGTAGTAATTCATCAGGTATTATTCCTGTGCATTCATGATGGCTTTGATTAATGTGGCAATTGAATTGCCTTTGACATTAAATTCGGCTGCAATCTCGCGTAATCCCGCAATGCCACTTTCATCAGCAATCTTTTCCAAAGCTTCCTGAGTGTATTTAGGTTCCGCTTTCTTGGCTGTACTTTCCTGCTTTTCTACCCCAGTCGTTAAACTGGCAACCTGATCGGAATGCTGCTGAACCTGATCTGCATTTAAGTGAGCATGACCAGTAATCGAGTGCAGCAATTCAAGTCCCGACTGTTGGCGAATATCAGGTGCGGGAGTCATAAGGTTCTGTGTATGAATTGCACCTAAATTCGCGGGATCGCCGTTTTCCCATACTGCGCCAATGGTACTTGCAATGCGAATTGCATCATTAGGCATCACGTCATATTTCGATAAGCCATTTTCAAAAAATACCACGCCCATTTGACCTGTATAATTTTCGAATCCAGCTCCGGTTAATTTTAATTTCATGCTTAATCCAACCTGCCATTTTAGTTAAATAATAAGTTATAACTAATATTTAAACAATCAATATAAATAATGCTTTCAATAAAAAAGAGACTATTTCTAGTCTCTTTTTTATCAATAAGTGCTAACTAATATTTATAGTTAAATATTAGTCACGCCACGAATTGCCGCAATTGAGCGAGTGGATTTAAGAGCTAAACCACAGTACCACTTGATACGTGTACGAGTAGCATCTTTGTTTTGCACTGTACCGATGTCTTCAACAACGATACCTGCATTTCCACCACCATAAAGGCCGTGTAAACCGTCAACTTCATTTAAGCGTACAGCATAAATCGAAGTGGTTTTTGAGTTCGTGCCTTTCACTTCATCGCCGGCAATCCAATCATTCATGATGATAGGAATACCGTTGTGAGTAAGCATTGGGCGACCAAAGTTAGATAACTGTTGCATTACGGCATCAGTACCATAGGTTGCACGAAGCAATGCACGGTAGGCACGGATCGTACCACGACGCATTACGATCACGTCTGCGCCATTCGGCACAGCGTCACACAATTCGTCCAACATGGTAAGAGTTAATGGATTGCCGTCAGCACCAGCGTCAACGATTTGAGTAGAGGTTACAAGCTTGTCAAAGCCGTCAAACTCTTTCGCGTTAGTTTTCGAATCACCACGAGCCAAAGTACGGTGGAATTCGCGAGCAACACCTTTAGCCTTTTGCTTGATTTGAATCGCCTTTTGAGCGTTCGTATCACCCATTGTAGAGTCTAAGAATTTATCAACATCAACGTCACCAGCTAAGATGCGTAAATGCGCTGTCACTTCGTCGAATGTTGAGCCTTCTTCTTCGATCACTTCATTAGGATCAAGCCAGTTGGCACCACCAAGGGTTTTTTCACGGTTGTAAACATATGCCTTACCATTTACTTGTGTAAAAGGCAAAATGGCAAAAAGGTCATCGCGGTCAATGATTTCTTCAACAACGCCTTGAACAAGTTGGTTGTTCGAGAGTTTTTCCGCTTCTTCGCGCAATAAAGGCATTAATAATGCTCCATTTACTGATTAGCTTTCTTCGGACGAACTAACTCTCTCTAGCGCCGATGGTTACTGGTCAAATATTAGCAAACGCCTATTTGATTATCAATAAGCGATTACTAATAATTTTTAGTGAAAATATTAACTTTCACCCCTTAAGCCAGCCATGATTTTTTCCAAGGAAGTCTTAGGTTGCTCTTTCTGCAAACCTTTATTTTCTTGCTTGGTTTTTGAGCCAGCTCCAGGATTAACTTTAGAGCGGATCAAGGTGTCTCGCTCTGGATCTGCTTCGATGATTTTTTGCATCGCTTTGTCGAAAGATAACGGATTGCCATAACTATCAACCAATGCAGTACGATTTGCAGCGCCGCGAGGTTTGTCATAGCCAATCACTTCTCCATTTTCGATTTCAAAGTGTGCGCCATATAAAGCACGCGCCTTATTTGGGGTTAAGGTCAATTCCTCTGCAATGTATGCGGAACGTGAGAAGTTAGAGCCGATAGTTAATTCATTGATCTGGCTATCCTTGCTTCCCAACTGTTGTTGCAAGTCTTTAATTTGTTGTTGCAGACGATTAACTTCTGCCTGATGCTGTTGAGCCATACTTTGCTTAACGCGTTCGTATTCCCCTTTTTCTTCCAGCTCACGAGTTTCCTTTTCTTTTTGAGCGGCAATTGCCTTACGTGCCAATTCTGGATCGATGTCTGCAAACTGGCGTTTGAATTCGTCAAATTCTTGAAGAAGCTTCTTTTCACGATCCTTGCGTTTCATTACTTCCTTGATTAATTCAGCTTCTTTGTCGGTAAGCTTGTTTTTACCACCATTAGGCTGTTTGTCTTTTTGCTCATCGGCATCATCTTTATCTTTTTCCGAATCAGCCTCTTTGCCCTGATCGTCATCGTCAGTAACATCGTCATTGTTACCGCCGCCCTCACCGCCACCGCCGAGGTCATTTCCCTCGCCGTCTGCTGGGTTTCGTAAAACGCCGCCGTTAATAAGTAATTGCATCCATAAAGGCATAATGTGTCTCCGCTGTTCTCTTAGCTAAAATCTCGCTGTTCTCTTAGCTTGTTGATTCTGTCACTTGCCCTTGGCGAGTTTTTTTGTTCGCCTTTGTTGAGCTATTGGACGATGGTTTGGTTGGTGTGCCGGAAGAGGAGCGTGTAATGTTACGCTTTAGATTCCCCTCTCCCGTCGTATCGGTAGTTCTGTTGGTCAACTCTTCCAAAGGGTCTGTCGGCCAGTTCTTTAGGTCGCGTAGCATTTCGTCTTTCAACGCCTTGCTTAATTGAGGAAAGAGCTTTTCAACAATGGACTCCATTTGATGTCTGCGAATGGTTTCTGGTGCATCAATCAGCATCAGGCGTGCAGCAATATCAAATTCGTCGTATAAGCCGCGTGTATCGAAGTTATCTGGATATGAAACCAAAGGAGTGCTGTCTTCCTTCAATTTGACCCCATGACGTTTGCAAACCAGATCAACGATTTTGTTTTCAATCGCTTCAAGGCTATCTGCCTTCGCTGCTAACAATGCGTTTACCCGTTCAAAGTCATAGGCTTTAGCTACACCAGAACTATTGTCGATACCTACGGCGTTATCCTGTTTGGTTCTTTCGCCGGCCAATCCAACGGTGTGATAGATTTCGTTAATGATTTTGGTGACCACTTGAATGATCAGGTCAGCCTGCTTTACATCAGGCGATAGGTAGTAAGGTTTTGCGCCATCAGACCCATCATAGGTAAAGAGACGTTTGGTGCCCATTTCAATGAGCTTTTTCTCGCTTTCATCGCCCGGCAGCATGCCTTGTACTGGCATGGCTAACTGGCTGAAGGTTTGGTCCTGAATGATGGCGTCAAGGTTTGATAGATAATTGGCAACCGCCCTGTCCAGATAGGCGATGTCATCGATCAGGGATGGTGCAGAATATTCTTCGTCTGAAATGATGTTGTCAGCCAGAATGATTGGGACTTCACCAATGGTATTGCTACCTCGATCAATCTCTTTAATCGTAATCTTGCCGTTCTGATCATCATTCTGCTTTTCGAACAGTTTCCATTCCGTTTTCGTCCATAAGCGGAAGCGGTGAATCGCCTTGCCTGTTGAATTTAGTGGGTCCTCATCGTCGCGAACCACTTCATGAATCAGCATCCAGTTTAATTTGCCGTGATCATCAAACGAATAATCCAGCATTTGAAGCGGAGTGATGATGTAGGCGTAAGCAGATAGCCCAGCTTCCTTTTCTTCCCGTTTGTTTAAGGGTCTTTGATCTTCTGGTACCGCATCCATATCAATAACTACCCCAATACGACCGTAAATTGAGGTTTTCTTACTGATCTGGCGAACGAAATCATTAATCGTTAAGCCGCTCTTGGTGCAGTTTTTCCAAAACTTCACCACGTCGGCAGGAGCATCTACCTTATTGCGGGTGATTTCCTGCTTGAATAAATATTTATTAATTAAATCTACAACTTCGCGGGTATGGTTGAAACGATAAGCGCGTGAGATACGATCCTTGAATTCGGCATCACCCTCTTTGATGTATTTGAAGATATGATGATTAAACCATTCTCTGCCACCGCTATAGGTGTCATCCATAAACATCCAGTGTTTGGACATGGCTTCATATAGTGGATGACGACGTGATACTAAACGTACAAGAGGGTCATTCGCTTCTTCTGAGGAAGCGGTCGAACTTATTGCATGTCGGTCGTATGAGGATAGTTCGGTTGTCATCTTATCGCCTTCAAAATATTAGTAAGCGCTTACTAATAATATAGGTTAAATTGAAACGCCTTTAATTTCAATCTTACGAAGTGGGAATTGGTGCTCGATTGCATATCCAATGGCATCGGCACTGTGTTCTACACCACCTGATTTATCAACATCACGTCCACCTGGTTTGTAGATGGTCTGTTCAAATGAATTGATCAAATGCTTACATTTTTCATCAACCCTTAATGCAACTGTTCCATCCGCAGTTCTCAACATGCGGTTAACTGCATTTACCCTGTCGGCAATTGCAGGGTGCTTTCTTCTGTAAAGAATTTTCTTAAATCCCTTCTCGCGCATGATGTCCAAGTCGGACTCACCACGAGCATGTTGGCGTTGACCGCCAGCAGGATCGGGGAAAATGACAATCTGTTTCATATACCGCCAGTATTTCCGTTCAATCTCTTCACAAATCTCTTCCGTGTTAGAGCCGAACTGGACAATCTCATCAACCACCCAAACTTCGCCATTTGGTTGCGGCTGCATGATGACGGTACTCATTGGGTCGATGTTAAAGTCCATGCCGATCCAGATTGGCAGTTTTGGATCAAAAGGATATTTCCCGACATGTTCCTTACGATCAAACGGGTAATAAACACGTCCAGACATGGTTTCGAAGGAAGCCAAAAATTCCTGCTTGAATGATTTCTCATCCATATCGGCTCTAGCCGCTTCAATTTCCGATTCAGGAATAAATGGAGATGTAATGGTTGGGAACTGCCATGACTGCCATTGGCCAGCTTCGACCTTTTTCGGGTCTTGTCCCTGCATATAGACGGTATATAACTGGTTATATGCTTTAGGTGTGCCGATAAAGATGGCATGACCACCT